CTGACATTAGATGAATATTGGGAGTTTTGTCGCTTAGCTGATTGCAAGGCAAAAGAACGAGGCGAAGAATATGCGTCGATTCCAGAAATCGTTGCAACAGGTGAGCCATTAACTACTTTCGAAATTATCAGTCTTGTTATAGGCGTTTTAAGTACTGCAGCGTCGGTGCTGCTAGCGCCTAAACCTCCTTCATTAGAGGATCCATTAAGTCCGATCAAGACTGCAGACACTCGCGGTCAAACAAAGTTTGCTGAGCTATTTGGTTTTGACAGCCTGCAGGATCTGGCAACGCTTGGCAGCATTATTCCGCTTGCCTTTGCTAAACGTGAACAGCTACTTGGCAGCAGTGAAACTGTAGGTGGCATCCGTGTAAAAGGATTGCTGCTTTGGTCTCAGTTGTTAAGTCTTGGTTCACATCAAGAGTTAAAGATGCTGACAACGCTTGGGTTGTCTGAGCTTGCTGCGATTCCTGATCCACAGGGTTTGGCTATTGGTGATCAGCTATTGCGTAACTATCAAGAGGCACGATATAGAGCATATTTTTTAAACAACGCTGCCGATGGTGGGCGTGTAAGTAACGTTAATACGATGGCGGGAGAATTGCCTGCTGAAACTGATAGCGATGTATTTCTTGCATACGATCAACTAAAAAATAACTTTCGCCCGTTGCTAAGTGGTACTCGAACGCCAAACTCACAGCGTGCTTTTGGTTGTCATTCACCAGTTTCCAACGGCTCCCCGTATTTTTTGCCGTATGACATTGTTCAAGTCTTTGGCAATGATGAATCGCTGCGAAACAAAAGAGACAAGATTAATGGTTTGACGCTTGGACTCAATGTCAGGCCGTATGCAGGCCGTCAGGCAATGGAGCGCCTAAACAATGCTGTTGTTACTCAGACGAAGGAAATTAATGTTGGCGACACGTTAACTTTTAGAAATTCAGCTGCACGAGAAGCACCTGATGCTTTTCCACCGCATGGATTAGACGATGTAAACACAGCAATCGACAGCAGAGTCTCTGATGCTGATACTTTGGTCAACGTTGGGGATTTGTTTGCTTTTGGTAGCGCAATAATCCAATGCACAAAACGCCCGGACTCACCATTTGAAAGCCCGCCAGTTGCAGATCGAGAATTTGAGTTTGTTTGCAAAGAGCGAGGATTTGGATATTTTCAAAGTGCCGATGCTGACCCGCTAACTACAGCAAACGCGCCATTCGGGCAGCATTTGCAGCGCATAGATATTGCAACCATCACCAACAATCGTGTTTGCGATCAAACTGAGATTGGTATCAAAAGTGTTGTGTTCAAGCGCATTAGTAATTTTGCAAATGTTAATTCCGAGCCCCCTGCCGCGATTCTGCAACAATATGAATCAGACAAGCAAAGTTTTTCGCTTGGCAGAGTTTCAACTTTTCAGACTAGGTTTAGCTTTTTTAGAATTGAATTTAGAGAAGTAGGGGTTAGCAACGCTACAACCTTTACAGACATTTCTGCTGGAAATATTTTTGCTGTTCGCGGCAGTAACCCACAGCCCCAGTACAACACTATTCGAATTAACCATAATCCTGGGCAGTATGAGTTCAGGATTGTTCCTGTTACTGGCAGTACCGCAGATGGCATATACGTTGACATTCCTGGAAATTCAAACGAAGTCTATCTTTTAACAGGCAAAGAAAATTTTGCCATGACCACTATTAATTCGGCCCTTGGTTTTGTACAAGTTAGCTGCACAGGTGAGCGCAAGTCAATAAATAATTTGATGGCATCTAATGATGAGTTCTTTTTTAAACGAGTCGAGGCTGGTGCTCCACTTGCGGGGACTGTAAAAGCCCTTAGCCAATACAACGTTGGCAATTTGCCCGATAACGCGCAATGGAACCTAATTGACGGCCCTAAAGTTGTTCAGGATTCCGTTACCGGCCATTTAACAACGGGCGTCTATATAAACGTAGATAACCCGACAGCTCCTGGCGCTGTGTATGCAGCATGGGAAGGCGAAGTTGTTGAGCTTGGGTCTGTTTACCAATATGATCCAGCTGATTTTGTTAAAACTGTTCCAGCTGTAAAGAAATGGCAAACCACTGTCCCAGGGCAGCGAGTTTTAACAAGCGTCACTAACGATTACTACGTTCAGACAAACACTGCGGGTGAACTTGTTGCTGCTTTCTACAATGGCGTCAATGTCACAAGCACTACGCAGGCACCAAGCCCTGCAGACCAAAACGACAATGCCTTGTATCGCATTGCCCCTGGCTCAACGCCAGTAGTGTCAGGCAGCAATCTTTATTACCCGATTGAAAAAGGTAGTTATGTGACAAGTAGAACAGCTCTTAATCTCTACAAAATTGGTAAATATCAATTTAGCCTAGGAAGTAATGATTTTGTTTCTGGTGGCGGCCCTACTAATTACAGTCATCAAAGTTATAGCGGCAATGGCTCTGGGTTTAAGGTCAATGCTTCAAGCTTTGCCGTTGGTCAGTGGCAGTGGCTCATTATTGAACCTGGCACTGGCTATACAGTTGGAGATGTCGTCCGCTTCCAATTTGCTGATGGAACGTTAGTAGACGTTCAGATAACAGAAGTTGATGCTGTGTTTATACAGGGTAAAACTCGCCCGCTGTTGAATTTAAAAGATGCAATTGCTGATTATCCAAAGTTTGACGCAGAAGAAACTAGCCATCAAAACGGGCCTGAGCATGAGGTCGTTTTTGTCAACGAAATGGTTCGGCCTGAAGAGGACAAGCCAAATTTTGGAGCCGCTCAATACAATGATTTGTCTTTGCTTGGCCTACGAGTCTTAGCAGGTAAGGATTGGTCTTCAATGGGCCAATTAAGCGCCTATGTAAAACAAGGCATTAAGGTGGAACGATTGATTAATGACGACGGCACTACAGCTCTTACTACTGCAGATCCAGCCGCAACTAATAACTTTGCTGAAATTGCTTTCAACTTACTTGTTAGCGATCGTCTTGGTGCGGGCAAGCGCATCCCTAGAGACACAATTGACCGCGATGCAATGGTGATTGCAGCCAAGTTTTGTAGAGCTAATGGTTTTCGGTTTGATGGAGTTGTTGGTGATCGTGTTGGCCTGCGAGAGTTTATCCACACAAACGCTGCGTTTAGTTTGCTCGACTTTACTATTGTCGGCGGCAAGTTTTCTTTGATGCCTTCTGTCCCTTATAACCCTGCGACGTTTGTTATCGAGCCAGCGCAAGATATTACTAAAAGCGTCAAAGCTTTATTTACCGATGGCAACATGAAGGACATGCAGGTGAGTTTCTTGCCGACTCAAGAGCGTCAGTTGTTTAAAGCAACTGTTGCTTACCGAAGGGAAGAGGAAAACGGTTTTTCCTCTCAACGAGTAACCCAGCTTCGCTTTCAAGACATTGACGGCGGTTCTGATTCAGATCCAGAAGAATTTATGGATCTAACTAGTTTCTGTACTAGCTCTAAGCACGCCAAAAAGATTGCTGAACATAAGCTGTTGCTTCGTAAACACAGCGAGCACAACATTCAATTCAAGACGACACCTAGCTCTGCTCTTGGCCTAACAGCTGGTGATTACATCAAGGTAGTTTCGAACGCATCACACACCAGCCGTTTTAATAACGGCAGTGTTGATCAGTTTGGTGGCGTCACTTCCACAACTGCGCTTGCCGATGGCACGTACACCGTGTTTTTCTGGCGTCCTGGTCAGACGGAAGTTATTGAAGGTCAGCTGCAAATTGCAGGCGGCAAGACGGGCGATGAGGTTTTCTTCAGCTCGATCTTCACCATCAAGATGCAAAACCAACAAAAACGCATCTACAGGGTGACCAGCCTGACTATTGATGACGATGGTTTTGTGGACATCGGCGGCAGCTACCAGAAAGTGGACCAGGCAGGTAGGTTGGCTATCCTGAATCCTGAGAACGCGCTGTTTGACGTTACGGACTGATGACAGCAGTAAGTTTTCCAGCATTAGTTCCCACCAGCCGTTCTTACACGCCGGGAATATTTCCTGAGCAGCAGTTCCAATCCCAGAACGGTGCTGTTGTCCGCGTTCGTTACGGCAACCAGCGGTATAGCAGCAGCCTGTCCTTAACGTTTGCAAACATCACTGACGCAAACGCTGCGTTGATCTTGCAGAACTTTGTGGATGTGATGAACGCCGACAACTACGCAGAGTTCACTACAAGTAATGTTGCAGCTGGAGCGTCTGAGGCGTTGACTCCCTGGATTCGGGAAACGAACAGCTTGTTGAAGTGGAAATATGCATCACCGCCATCAGTTGCAAGCGTTAAGCCAGGACTGAGTACAGTGACGTGTGAGTTCATTGGCGAGCTTGAGGGTGTCTGACCATGGCTAAGTATTACGCGGGTCAAGACGGCAGCGTTGAGCTTGGGGGTGTTGCAGTCGCCAAGGTGGTGCAGTGGTCAATGGCCGCTAACACCGACGCGCTTGAGGTAACGACGCTAAGCGAAGACGTTCGAGCGTTTACGACTGGCATCCGCACTGCTTCTGGGGCGTTAACGGTTTTGTATTACGACGACGCACCAGTCAAGTTGCTCAACCAAGTCAACCAAGACACCACGGCAGACGCTTCAATTACTGCAACTGCCAGGTTGAAGTTGAAGTTTGACGACAATTTTTTGGAGTTTGATGCGGTGCTAACTAGCGCCGATCTGTCGTGTGTTGTTGGCGAAGTGATGCGCGTCAATGTCAACTACATAATGAGCGGTGATTTCGTTAGTAAATCGCTATGACGGTTTTTCTAGGCAATAACGGAAGAATTAGGCTGCGAAGAGCAACTCCAGGGCGCACGTTTACCAGCTTGGTAGATCCTGGCGATGTCAACGCTGCAAAAAAGCGGTTTAGCTTTGATTTCCCGCAGGAAATGCTGCTGACGGGTGATCGGCTGCAGATTAAAAGCACTAACGGTGCAAACCTTGCTTTTATCGACGGCTCTGGATGGGACGGCGGCAGTCAATTGCCTGACGGCACTTGGTATATCTATGTTGACGAGCTAGGTGGTGTCTGCCTTTACGACACTTTTGCTAATGCGTTGAACGGTCAAAACACTGGCAAGATCACTTTGGCTGCGATTACAACGGCCATCCCGATTGAGGTGACTAGCGTTCAGGCTGAATATAATATTTTAGGATTAGTAACATCTTTTGAACTAAACAATGACAGAGATGTTGTAGATGTGACCGTCCTTAGCGACGAGTTTAGGAAAAACGAAAGTGGCTTGATTAGTGGAAACGGGAGCATCAGTTGCGAGTTTCATTATGATCCTGATGCTGCGGGAGAGACAGTAGACACTGATGTTCCTAGCTACCTTCATGAATTAATTTTGCGTCAAAAACTTGGTGCTGAGTTTGATGCTGAGCTTTACATAGTTGATAAAGGGCAAAACGCGGAAGCAGTAAATGACTTCTTTTACTTTGAATTTAAAGGCATTGTGACAAATGCTGCAATCAGTCTTGGCTCGGGCCAATTGACTCTGTCTAATTTTAACTTTGTTACCACTGGGCCAATTTTACCCAAGCTTGGGATTGGCGTGATCACCAACTATGTGCTGAAAGAAGACACTGACCGAATCCTGCTTGAGCAGCCTGGGAGCGGTAAGCTAGAGATTGAAGATTAGTCTTGTAGGGGCTTCAGGCGATGGCCGATCAGAAGATTACAGCCCTTACAGAGCTGGCTGAAGCCGACGTAGCTTCGACTGATGTTCTGCCTATTGCCGACGTAAGCGCAAGCGAAACCAAAAAGGTCAGTGTAAAAAGCCTGGTTGAGCAAGGCGTTGACCTAATTGATGACGCAAGTATTCCAGCAGCAAAGTTAGCTGCAATTACGCCAAGTTCTCTGGGATCTAGCTCAGGGGCAAAAGAATTTATAGCTGGTCCAACTGGAGCAGGTGGTGCGTATAGCTCACGGGTTATTGCTGCTGGCGATTTGCCGGTTGCGACTGATGCTGCACTTGGTGGTGCGGCGGCAGGCACTGGCCTTACATCTACGTCTGGAACGTTTTCTGTTGACCCTGCGACAGCTTCTGCTCGCGGTGCTGTCAGCCTGCCAACTGCGTCTGGCTTGAACGTTGATGGCAATGGCGTTGTATCGCACCAGTCAAGCGTCACGGGTCAGACCAAAAACGGTTTTACTGTCAACGATTCTGGTCACATCACTGCTGTTGGCAGCATTGCCGCTGGCGACCTGCCTAAGGCAACAAGCTCTGCCGTTGGTGGTGTTTTTATTGGCAGCGGCTTAACCGTTACCGGTAGCGGCCAGTTAAATCACACCGACAGCATTACTGCTGGAACAACTAGCGGAATTACGTTTAACGCTCAGGGCCACATCACAGCCACTGCAGCACTTGCCGCTACTGATCTGCCTGCGGGTACAACAACCGCCAAGGGTGGCGTTTCTATTCCGTCTGGGGCCTTATCTGTCAGCGGCGCTGGCGCGTTGACTCATGACGTTTCAGGCGTTACCGCTGGCACTTATCCGAAAGTCACAGTTGACACTCGTGGTCACGTCACTGCTGGAACGACGCTATCTGCTTCTGACATTCCAGACATCAGCGCAGCAAAGCTGACTTCAGGAACGATTGGAACATCCCTTATTGCGAACGATGCTGTAACCGGTGGCAAACTTGCTAGTGGCTCAAGCGTCAGATTTGCGGGCGCTCCAGATACAAATGGAGTTGTTGATTTTGGAACGGCTGACTATAACGGACAGTTTCTATATGACGCTTTCAACGAGAACCTTTACTTGTTCGATGGCAACGCTTTTAAGTCGATTGACATTGTTAGTGGTGAAATTGTTTTTGCTGGAACGTATAACGCAAACACAAATACTGTTGCTTCAGTAACTGCTAAGGGTACTGCGATCGGCCTGACTGTCGGTCAAGCATTGATTGCACCTGCATCTAGCAACCTGAATCACTATTTAACTGTCAGTGTTTCTGGTACGGGATCAGGTAACGCACCAGCAGAAGCATTGGCTCCACCGGACTTTCTGCTTTCCACGGGAACTACCTGGCAAGTTCTTGACTTGTCAACGGCGTTGGCGGCTACGGCTGCAAGCAACGTTTCGTTTAGTCCAACCGGAAACATTGCGGCGACTAATGTTCAAGCTGCGCTTGCAGAGCTTGATAGTGAAAAAGCTTCTTTGGCTGGGCCAACGTTTACAGGGACAACAACGTTTAGCGGAAATATCCATTTGGGATCTTCCGCCACTCTTTCATTTGAAGGCAGTTCGGCTGATGACTACGAACTGAGCTTCGCCTTTGTCAATCCTACGGCCGATCGCACGATCACATTCCCCAATATTTCTGGCACCCTTGTGACTTCTGGGGATACCGGAACAGTCACCAACACAATGTTGGCTGGCAGTATTGCGCTGACAAAGCTTGCAAGCCTGACTTCTGCTCAATTAATTGTTGGCAACGGCAGCAACGTTCCAATAGCAGTTGCAATGTCTGGCGATGCAACGCTGGCAAACACTGGCGCATTGACCATCGCTAATGACGCTGTAACAGCAGCGAAGTTGGCTGATACCAGTGTCACAGCGGCTTCTTATACCAATACGAATATTACTGTTGATGCACAGGGCAGGATAACTGCTGCGTCTAACGGTTCTGCTGCTGGTATCCCTGATATTGCGGCTGACACCACACCACAACTGGGCGGCAACCTTGATGTCAATGGCAAGGACATTGTCAGCGTCAGCAACGGCGATGTTGAGCTTGATCCAAACGGTTCAGGTCAAGTTGTATTTAAAGGCAACGCAACTCGCGGTTCTGGTCAAATCAAGCTGAACTGTGAGCAAAACTCTCACGGGATTCTTGTTAAAGGTCCACCGCATAGTGCAGCAGCGTCTTACACGCTGACGTTGCCTAATGACACAGGTAGCAGCGCCCAAGTCCTGCAGACAAACGGCAGTGGTGTTACGTCGTGGGCCACTCCGGTAAAACTTGATGCTGCTCAGACCTTTAGTGCTGCACAGACCTTTACGCCCCAAACCATCCACAACGGTGGCGCGAAACTTGATGGGCCTTATCAACAAGTTGCTGAAGCTGTTGGTGCGCTTGCAATCGATCTTTCGACGGGCAACTACTTCACCAAGACCATTAGTGGTAACTCAACCTTTACGTTTACTAACCCGCCTGCATCTGGAACGGTTGGCAGCTTTGTGCTTGAGCTGACGCATTCGTCTGGAACGGTGGAATGGCCTTCAAGCGTCAAGTTTCCTGCTGATACCGCACCAAATTTGACCGCGGGCAAAACTCATCTATTCTTCTTTGTGACTGATGATGGCGGGACGCGTTATCGCGGTGCGTCACTCGTCGATTACGTCAACTGAGGAAGCATGGATCCGATTACCGCAAAGCTGATGTCTGCTGCTGGAGCGGCGGCTGATCCTGTTTATGTTGACGACGTATTTTCAACGTTTTTGTATACGGGTACAGGCAGCGCACGGTCAATCAACAATGGAATTAATTTAAGCGGTGAAGGTGGAATGGTATGGGTAAAAACTAGAAATACAGATGTCCGACATGGATTGTTTGATACAGAACGGGGCACTGGTAAAGTACTTTTGCCAAACGAAAACTGGGCTCAAGTTACTGACAACACTGAGCTTACATCATTTAACTCTAATGGGTTTAGCTTAGGAGACAATAGTGGTGGATATCAATTTAGCAATCATACCGGCAACACTCAGGTCTCTTGGACATTCCGCAAAGCGCCTGGATTCTTTGATATTGTTACTTATACAGGCAATGGATCTATACGAACAATTGCCCATTCACTTGGATCAATACCAGGCTCTATATGGATAAAATCATTAACCACTACTGATCCCTGGACTGTTGGTCATGTAGGTGCAGGATGGACAAAATATTTAGAATTAAATAATACAAATTCAGCAGGAGATACTGACTCTACTTTTAATGACACTGCTCCTACTGCGTCGGTGTTTACCGTTTCTGATGGTGCTACTAACTATGATGGTGAATCATACGTTGCCTACATCTTTGCCAACGACGAACAATCGTTTGGCACGGATGAAGACGAGTCGGTTATTAAGTGTGGGAGTTATACAGGCAACGGAACTACAAGCAATGAGGTAAATGTTGGTTTTGAGCCACAATGGCTGTTAATTAAACTCACAAGTGCTTCAGGGCATAGTTGGTATCTGTTTGACACTATGAGGGGAATAGTAACCGGCGGCAATGATGCTAGCCTGCTTGCAAACTCTAGTAACAGTGAAGACACTTCTTTTAGCCCTGTAGAGGTTACTTCTACTGGTTTTAAACTTACACATGGCAGCACTAATGCTGTAAATGGCTCAGGCCAAACCTACATCTACATCGCAATCCGCCGTCCGCATAAGCCGCCCAGTGCTGGTACGGATGTGCTTGCTCTAAAAATGCTTGTAGGAAGCAATTCAACGCAAACCGTGTCTGTTCCAGGTGCTGGCGTGACAGACATGACGATTATTAAAAAAGATACTGGCACATCAGGACAGACCGCAGTACCGATTAATGGGGCCAGGCTTCTTGGCCCTACAACAGTCAGGACGCACGATAGCCAAGCCGGAACAACAGGTGTGTTTAACACAAGCATTAATGTTTGGGACCAGATGGTTGGCACTGAACTTCGTTCCGATACTGACTTAAATACGTCTGGATATAATTTTATGAACTATCAGTTTACGCGAAAACCTGGAGTTTTTGATGTTGTTGCTTATAGCGGCAGTTCATCTGCTCAAAGTATTGCTCATAATTTAGGAAGTCAACCTGGATTTATAATTGTTAAATGCATTAGCGATGTTCGTGACTGGAGAGGGTATCATCAGTCATCAGGTGCTACGAAATACTTCGTATTCAACGACGACACATGGGCATTAGCCGCTACTACGATATGGAATGATACAGAACCAACATCAACACATTTTACTGTTGGCACTTCTACAAGTACTAACGGTTCTGGCAGGAATTTCATCGCCTACCTGTTCGCAACCCTACCCGGCGTCAGTAAAGTAGGTAGTTACACAGGGACTGGTAATAATATTAACGTTGACTGCGGATTTTCGGCAGGTGCAAGGTTTGTATTGATTAAACGTTTCGATGTTGATTCATTTGGTGATTGGTACGTGTTTGATGCCGTACACGGAATTAACTCTGGCAATGATCCGTATATAACACTCAACGAAGAAGAGTTGCCAGTAACTAATACTGACTACATTGACCCGTTGAACGCTGGTTTTACAATCACATCATCAGCCCCTACTGCTCTTAACGCTAGTGGCGGCACCTATCTGTTTCTCGCCATCGCTTAATCATGGAAATCCGCAACCGCTCCACTGGTGTCGTCATCACCGACAGTCAGCTTCGTGCTGATAACCCAAACACTTCATTCCCTAAGCAGATCACAGCCGACATCCTTGATGGGTTTGGCTATGACCCTGTTCTAAACGGACCTGCTGCAAGTACGTCTGGACCGTATGAAGTCAGCACCCGTGATGGTGTTGAAGAAATCAACAACCAGTGGTTCACCAAGTTCATTGTTGGTCCTGTTTTTGCTGACAACGAGGATGCAACTGCTGCTGAACAACAGGCTGCTTACCGCACCAATATCGACAATCAGGTTGCTGCAAATGTTCGTTCAGAACGTGACCGCAAGCTGGCTGCATCTGACTGGACCGTTCTGACTGATAGCCCGTTGACTACGGCTAAAAAGACAACGTGGAAAACTTACCGAACAGCATTGCGAAACATCAGTGCAGCAGAGGGTTTTCCCCATACGATGGAATGGCCAACTGAGCCTTCCTGATGCAAAAACCTGACCCAATGATCCCCTGCAAGCCAGGGGCAGAGGACATTGAGGCAATGAATAATCGCGTTGTCTGGATGAACATGCTGTACATGCTTGAAGGCCGCGATAACGCTGACCATCCAAAGCGTGGCTTGTACACCGGATTACACAAGAAGCACTACTCAACGTTCCCTGGAACGGATGAGAATTAAGGATCAGATTGTCAACTGTCCATTGACCACGCCAGCTAATCTGGCTCAAGAAAACTCAACC